GTCGTTTTAGCAGCAAAGCTGGGGGCTTTTATGTCATCTATAACCAACGTGAACGAAGGGGATGTATTGTCGAAGGCTGAGGAGGGTGATGTTGACCAGGCGATTGCAAAATCGCTTGATCAGCATTACTCGAATCTTGAAGGGGATGCTCTTCGGGCTGCGATCCAAAAGTCGCAGGCTGATTGGACACCCGAGCAAAAGGCGTATTTTGACCAGTGTGTACGTGCTCAGGCGACTGCGATGGCGGAGATTAATGCTCAAAACGCTCGAATCGCAGCTGAACAAGCACGGAGGCAGGCGAAGGAACGAAGAATTGACGCTCAGTGGTTACTTAAACCAGAGGTTGGTTCTTCTACCTCGACTGCCCGCCCGGCAAAAATACCGACAAGCTCTCAGAAGGGAAAAGGCAAGGAATCTGGATATGATTCTGAGAGTGGGGATGAGAACAATCCTGAGTCGACCAGCTCTCCGGAGTCGCCACAGGATGGCTCGCAAACTGGGGTTGTTAACACCCCGGTGGCAAAGGATTCTGTGGGTTCCGAGGAGGACCTGGAAGACAAAAGGAGAAGTCAGGGCCCCAAGACCCGCTTCGGACAAAGGAGACGTTGGGCCTGGTCGAAGGGACCCTCCCTTGAGGAGGAGAAAGTCGCCGATCAGGATGAGGATGAGTGGTCTCGATGGAAAGCAGCTTACGATGCCGGAGTGCTCAACCCTGAGGGTCGAGAGGAATTTGCCGCAGTTAATCTGCGGAGGCGTGGGCTGTGTTTGGGCGTTTCATCATCCCTTATGGCGTTGTCATGGGGGATGCTTACGGCCAATCCGATTTTCGCAGGAATTGGCCTGGTGGGTGCGCTTTGGGGAGTTCATAAACAAGGACAGGATCCTATTTACAAAAGGATTTCAGGCTGGGATATTATCTTCAGCCCCCTTGTGATCCCAGAGTACATTGCCAGGACAGTTCGACGGACCTTCATGGAAAGGCGTTTCAAGGCAAAAGACGGTTCAATTCATCGCGAGTGGAAATGGCCTTGGTTTAACAATGTCATTGACAACACATGGATTGATCGGACTGTTGGGGTGATTATAATAGGCGCGCTTTTAGCCGCCTATTGGAAATACCGCAAATACCGCATGAACACCATGAAAGAAGCTCCGCGAAATGAAAGAGACTACAGAAAGATGATCGAGGATATTATCGTCTCTGCTGGTGCAGTGGCGGCGATTTCACATTTCGTCTGTGGAAACAAACAGAAAGCGAAAGATACTGCCGGCCTTTTCTTTATTGCTGCGCGCTCTATTGGCGCAGTGTGGGCTACGGTTCTGTATATCTTTCAGCAAGAAGAGTCAGACGACAATCACCACGGTGTGGGGTGTGCGTGCTTTGAGTGCATAGAACTTGAGAAGTCTACTTCTGAGATACACGCATTCTTCTACTTCTTTTCACCGGATTCAGCTGATGGCAAAATTCGTGGTCCAGTTACCATGCTTTGGAGGTTGTACATTGCCGCTGTGTATGGAAAAAGAAAGTTCGCACAATTTGCAAGCGAGCATAGAGTTGTCACCCTGCTGATAGTAGTACTTGCTCTCTATATCGTTTTGTGGATTGTGAAGGAACGCTTTTACCCTCACATGTCAATGAGTCAATACCTCAAAAGTTTTTGGTATGAACAGGAGAAGAAACTTGCGAAACCTGTGAAGAAGGTGCAAAGGAAGGATAAAGAAGGTGTTATCGTTGCTGAGGAAGAGGAAGGCCCTCGTGGAGTCTTAGCGGTCATCTATGACTATGTCTACGGCTTTTTGGTAGTACCTGTTGGCGATGTGGAGACGACGGAAGAGGCTGCCGGCGTTGAAGAATCCGCCGTAGAAAAGCATACGGAGTCAGTGCCCGTCAAGGAGGTACATCAAGAACCACCTGAGGAGGTCGGCTGGTCTATTGCCGATCCTGATGAGTGGGAGCTGGAAGGCAAAGCTCGCCAGCTGAAGCGTCAGAAGCAGCAACAGTCTGACGCGGATGCTGGACGAACGTCACGGAAGGACAGAGCTGATGAATTTCACAAGGCCTGGGGAATTGAGGCTGATAAGATCAGGGCTAGATATGGGGCCCTTGATGAGAAGGATATGCACGAATTTTTGGACTATGCCTACAAGAAGTTCAAAAGAGACAAAGCGGCGGAATACTATGATCCAGATCTCAAACAACAAGATGTTGGGAGAAGACGAAGAAGGCAAGGTGCTGAAGGTGCTGAGGAGATGGGTGAGGATAATTGCACAAAGGTTAATGAATCTTTGGAGTTGGTTGAAGGACCAGTCATTGGCAGGAATATCATTCGAGATGATCAGGTGCGTGGGTCACTGTTCCAAGTGAGATGTATTAACGAGGACGGAACGACCGTTCCCGGTTTTCTTGGATGCTGCTTAGGACAAAGGGCTTTGATCTACAGGCATTATCTGACAGACCACCCGAAATGCAAGTGGGAAATGCTCATAAAGGATATGTGGATTCCCATTGATACTTCCAAGCTCGAGCCTTCGAAGTATGAAGAAGACATTCTTTATATGCCCAAGCCCGCTGGAATGATGAGCGGTGGATATAAAGTTTACCAGAACGGAGAGGTCATGAATGCAACGTTCATTGGCCAAGTAGTTCAGGACGGCAAGCCTAGCGCATCCTCGTGTGGTGTTCAAGCTGTGGTTGTCGGGAAAAATGTCGAACACAACGCTCCTACAACATACGGATCTTGTATGAGCTACCTCATTGATGGGCAGGGCAAGATTTTTGGCCTCCATCAAAAGAAAGGAGATGGCACGAAAAACGTGGCGATCGCGGTGACCAAGGAGTTGGCAGGGGAGTTTGGAACTCCTATGCGAAAAAACTAGCTTGGGCCTCTCCTTCGCGAGTGATTGAGAGGGAACTTTATCATTTTAAGCGATGTTCTGAATATGACTTGTTCGTAACGAGCAAAGAAAACTTGAGCATCGAAGGGCATTATCCAAAGTTCCCGAGGTGGAAATCGCAAAAGCTTGTGGATCCAGAGGCGTATCAATATCTGAGACTTCACAAACCAGAGTTAATAGAACTGTATAAGATCGATTCTTTTTTGGATTTAGGGTCGTATGAGGGACCCAAGTTAAATACACACACTTGTAAACTTCCTTATTTGCCAGCAAAACTCAATGCTGAGGCTCTTTATAAGGGAGTTCAAAAATTCGCAAAAGACCAACCAACGAATTATGATCGTGTCGCATACGACGCTGCGGTGCAATGGATGTGGGAAGAGTTTCATCCTCACATGAGCATGTCAAAGCCATGTTCATTTGAGGAGGCTTGCGCGTACCTGGATTTGACTAAGTCTCCAGGAGCCGCATGGCGAGCATCCTTTGAAACAAAGCGGGCAATGCTGCAGAGCATGCGTGGTAAGTCGATTCTATGCCATTATTGGGCTTTATGTGGTGAAGATCCTTTCACTTATTGGGGAGGACTTTTGAAAGACGAGCTTCGGCCGGCTGAAAAAGTTTTTGCCAATAAAACGAGAGTGTTCACATCTTCATCCTTCGAACATGGCGTGGCGCTTACCGCCTGGTGCAAGGACATGAATGAAAAGTTCTATGCGAGTCATTTACAGACTGCATCGACCGTTGGAACAAGTAAATTTGGTTTAGGGTTTCATCACTTCGCGCAGAAACTCAAACAACATCCGAATTGCTTTTGCTTAGACGGAGAAAATTACGATGGCTCCATCTTCGTTGAGATGATGAGAGACATTCGTGATTTCCGCTTTGGTTGTCTGGCCTCAGAATATCAGACCAGAAGCAATAAGGAAGAGTTTGATGGCCTTTATGGCGAAGTGATTGATTCCCATATCATTTTACAAGACGGTAACGTGGTGTGTAAGCACACGGGAAATCCGTCAGGTAGCGTAAATACAATTGTGGATAACACGTTAGGCCTATACGTGTTTCTTGCCTATTGTTGGATTCGTTCGACCGGCTCCTTCGACAAGGAGAAGTTTGACGAAAATGTTGCACTGCT